CAGTGCCCGCCGGGAGGGTCGGCGCGGCGGTGGGGTTGGCGACCGTCGTCCCGAACACGGGGGTGCTCGCGGCGACGAACGCCAGGGCCACGGTCTAGGCCTCGGACGGCAGGATGATCCGCGACCGGACCGGCGAGGGGATCTCGTCGCGGACCTGGTCCGGGTCGGCGTCCGGGTAGGCGTCCTCCGGGGTCTCCCACTCCGGGAGGTTCGCCTGCCGCAGCAGCAGGTTCAGCCGCCGCCAACACCCCCGGCACGCGGGCGACCGCTCGACGGCGTCGCCCGGGTCCTGTGGCAGCATTCCGTAGGTTGGCGTGATCTTGACCACGTCGCCTAAGGCCAACGAGGCGATGGCGGTGGTGTCGTCGAAGTTTGCCAAAAATATACTTTTCTCCGACCCGTGGGCCAGCAGGTCGCACAGGAAGAACCCGTTGATCGCGGTGGCGTAGGCGGCCCCGGCGGCCGGGAAACTCACCTGCCCGGCGGCGGTCTGGCGGCCACCGGATGCGGCGCCGGACCCGGCGCCGACCGCGCCCCAGGACCCGGACGCGACGGGCTGGCGGGCGTAGCTGGTCGGCGCGGCCTCGCCGATCGTGGTGTAGGTCGAGAGCACCGTCGCGAACGCGGGCGTCGTGGACGCGCTCCCGCCGGTGGTCCACAGCCCCACGTGGGTCGTGGTGAGGTTGGTCCCCCCCTTGGGGAAGATCGCCAGGATGAGGTCGATGCCCTCGGAGGTGAACGTCTCGGCCATGGGAGTTTCCTTCGCGGTGGGGCGGCGGGTGCGGTGGAGGCGCGCCCCCAGCAGGGACACGTTGCGGGGGGGCGCCCCCACCGCGGAGGCCCGGTCGGGGCAGTGCGACCGGGCGGTTAGGGCGGGGCGATCAGGACGCGGGCGGCGGCGTCGTCTTGGGCTTGGCGGGGTCCTTGGCGGCGGCGGGCTTGCCGTCGGGCTTGGCGGCGTCGTCGGCCTCGGCGCCCGGGTGGGCCGCCTTGAGGTTCTCGACGTGCTGCTTGGCCAGGACGTCGCGCTGGTCGGCGTACTCCTTGGCGGCGTCGTCGGCCTTCACGCCACCGGCGATGTTCTGCCCGCGCTCGTCGACGTCGTTGGCCACGACCCCGGCGCCCGGCTGGGCCACCGCGAACGACGAGGCGGCCGGGTGGCGGGGGTCGAACGTGTCGGCGTCCTCGGCCAGGTGCGCCGGGGTGTGCTGGATCGGGGCGTCGTCAGCCATTGGGAACAACCTCCACAGGGGTGGTGACGGAAGCGGGCCGGGTCTCTCCCGGCACCGCCGTGGCCTGCTCCACCGGGGCGCGGCGGGCGGCGACCCGTTTGCCCGCGTGCTCGAAGTAGTCCCGGTGGGTGGTGAGGATCGGGTCGTCGTCGAAGATTTCCTGGCCCTCGCCGTAGACGATCGGCACGCCGTTGCGGAACACGGCGAAGCTGCTGGTGCAGCGCCACAGGGGGCGCGCCTGCTGGTCGTCACGAACGCGGGGCATCGCGGGTCCTTTCGATCAGGGGTTGCAGCTCGGCCGGAGTCGGCCCGAGCGCGAACAGCGCCAGCGGCTGCTCGATCGTGATCCGGCGGTCGATGACGAGGCTGACCCGCCGCCGGTCGGTGTCGTTGATCAGCCAGTGCGGTTCCCAGTGGGCCACCGCGAACGGGCGGCCCGGGATCGGGGTGAACGTCTCCCCGAACGTGACCCGTCCGGCCGAGAGGATCGGCACGTGCCAGCGCTGGAACCACGGCCCGCCGTCGCGGTGCGGGGCGATGAACCCGCCGGGGTCGAGCGCGGACAGCCACGCGTCGGCCACCGGGGCGAACCCGTCGAGGACGACCGCGAACCGGTCGGCGTGCGGGTGCCGGTACCCGGCGGAGATCAGCGGGACGCGGCGGTAGCCGTGGTGGACGCGGGTGTGCCGGTAGTGCGAGGGCAGCGACCAGTCCTCGTCGGGGATCTGGCCCAGCGCCGCCCGCAGCGGCGCCGGGTCGATCCGGTCAGGAACGGGCAACGGGATCCGAGGACGCGTCGGACATGACCGCCACGGCGGCGAAGATCCCGCCGGTGGTGGCGCCGGTGGTGGTCACGACCAGCCGCAGGTACTGCCGGACGACGGAGTGCCCGAACTGGAGCACGGTGTCGTCGTCGGTGGCCACGATCGTCGGCAGGGCGCCCTGGATGGTGCCGGAGTCGACCGCGGTCCAGCCGGTCGACCCGTCGGCCGAGTCCTGCAGCGTGACCGCGTGCGACCCGTCGGTGATCACCCCGGTCTGGATCACGAACAGCACGGTGCGGAAGTCGTTGCCGAAGATCCCGGTGTCGACCGTGGTGCCGTTCACGACGGCGTTGGTGCGGGCGGCCGACGGGAGGGCGACCCGTGCGAGAGACTGGTTGTAAAGGGAATCCCGCACGGGATCGCCCCCCTTTCGCGAATAGCGCGGAAAAGCGGATCAGACGTTGATCATCTTGAAAGCGGCATCGTTCACGGAATCGGCCCCAACTCGGAAATAGGCATACCATCCGCGCTGGCCAGTGGGCCGCCGAGTCGCCCCAAAGAGGTGGGGAATATATTCGACGGTCGTGCCGATCCGGTCCGCAATTACGTATGCGGAGAAGTCACCGAAAATGGCGAGATAGTTCGACGCCAATGCGGTGATCGAGGCCGCCATCGCCTCGTTGTAGTAGGCCGGGCGACCCAGGAGCTGGCTCGGCACGTTGTTGCCGAGGGTCTCCCACAGGTTGGCCCCACCCTGGGTGTCGAACCGGCGGACCAGGTTGGCCACGCCGCGGTGCATCAGCCACGACGCGTTCTCCGCGTACCGGGTCGGCAGGCCGGAGTCCAGCGCGTACACGTCGGCCACGGCGAACGTGTCACCGGTGGCCGCCGCGACGACCGAGCCGGTGCCGGTCAGGGCGGCGACGATGCCGGTCGGCTCGTTGGTGCCGGTGCCGCTGGTGAACGCCACGGCCTCCATCCGGTCCTTCTCGAACGCGATCATGCGGCCCAGCTCGCCCGCGACGTTCGTCTCGTCCTGCTGCGCCTCGATCGAGATCGGCACGAACACCGCGCCCTTGTAGACCGGCACGGTGGGCTGCACGAACACCGGGGCGTCGTCGGAGACCTCGGCGGCCTCGGAGTCCCAGGACCCGGTGACCCCGGCCGAGCTGATGCCCGACCACACGTCGCCCGTCGCGGTCACCACGCGGGCGATCCGGCGGATCGGGTTGCGCGACCCGGCCGCCGTCAAGATCACCGTCGGGTCGAGCTGGAACGGAATCAGGAACCCGCCCGCGGTGTCGGTCAGCGACATGGCCCGCGCGAACGCGGCCGACTCCTGCTGGTCGAGCACGGCCGCGTTCCCGGCCGAGCGGATCAGCTTGCCGAACGCCCGCAGGTAGTCCGGGCCCGACGACGCGAGCAACTGCTGCGCGAGCCGGGAGTCGGCGGTGTCGACGTGGTCGACCAGGTTGGTGCAGACCTCGCGGACGTTGTCGTTGGCGCCCTGCATCCGCTCGATGGCGTCCTTGGCCCGTTCCCGCAGCTCGACCGAGCGGGCCTGCGGGCCCATGCCCCACCGCATCTGGGAGGTGTCCCAGGGGTCGCGGAACGCGGGGGCGTTGCGGATCGAGCGGGGCTGCCCGATCGGGTCGTCGTCGGGGTCGCCGCCGCGGTAGGCGTCGACCGGGGCGGTGGTCTCGGTGTTGCCGTCCTCCAGGGCGCCGCGGACCTCGGCGACGGCGGCGTCGTGCTCCAGGTCGAGCCGGTAGCTGTGGACCTCGCCGAAGTCGGCGTAGAGCGACGCGGACCGCTTGTAGTCCTCGTCGGTCTTGGTGTCCTTGGCCGAGATGCGCTCCAGCTCCTCCTGGATGTGCTTTTCCTTGTTGAGTGCCTGCCTGTGGGTGAGTGGATCCATACCGGTTCTCGGTCTCCTCAAAGGATCGAGACGGCCATGGCCTCGCGGACGGCGGCGAGCTGGGCCTGCATCTGCAGGTCGCGGGCGGCCGGGGCGGGGTCGGGGCTGTCGTCGGAAGGGACCGATGGGTGCTCGCTCTCCGCGGGCGGCGCATCGGGGACGGACTCGGCCGGGGGCTCGCTCTCCGCGGGCGGCGCGGTCGGGGTGTCCGGCTCGGCGGGTGCCGGGTCGGGCGGGGCCTCGGCCGGGACGGCCGGGGGGTCATCGGTGGTGCCCGGGTCGTCGTCCCGGTCGGGGTCGTCGTCGGGGTCGGGGGCGCGGTGGCGGTCCCGGGGCGGGTCGAGCAGCAGCGCGCGGGCGACCTCGGCCCGCACGACCGGGTCGTCGAGCGCGGTCATGACCGCGTCGGTGGCGGCCGAGCGGACGGCCACGGAGGTCTCGGCGTAGGCGGGCCAGGCGACCGGGCCCAGCTCCAGCAGCCGGACCTCGATCAGGGTCCGTTGCAGCGGGCCGCGGGCGCCGGGGGCGGTCAGCAGCCGGGACAGCTCGGCCTGGTCCTTGATGACCTTGCCGTCGCCGTCGCGCCACTCGTCGCGCAGCGGCTCGAACCGGAAGCTCATGCCGGTGACCCCGCCGTCGCGGATGGCGTCGCGGATGGGCTGGACGAGCCAGTTGTCGGTGAGCCGGGCCCGGACGAACAGGCCCTGGTCGTCCTCGTACAGGTCGCGGATGGCGCCGATGGGGATGGACCCGATGAGGGGGTGGCGGCCGTGGTCGTACTGGAGCATCGGCTTCCGGCCGCCGCGCAGCGAGTTGCGGAACACCCCCCGGCGGAGCCGCTCGGTGAACACGCCTTCCCAGGAGTCGATCGCCGTGTCGGTGTCGTAGACGGCGGCGTAGCCCTCCATGGTCAGCCCGTCACCGGCCGGGTCCGGCTCGGTCGAGGTGACCCGGAACGGGACCTCGCGGACAGGCAGGCGCGCGTCAGCCGCCATCGGGCTCTCCTCGGGTCAGGGCGGCCCGATGGGGCCGGATGGGGGTACGGCTTACGCGAAAGGGGGTGGACGGCCGGTTAGGCCGGACGGACTAGCTTAGGGAAGGCGCCCGGCACTGGCGGCGGCGGCGGCGGTGGCGGCGGCGTAGACCGCGTCGGAGATCCGCCCGGCGATCCAGGCGGTGGTGACGTCGTCGAACGACTCGCCGGGGATGGGGCCGGGGTCGTCGTCGGAGCGCGGGTCGACCCGCGGGCCGGGACGGCGGGGCAGGTGGCGGCACGCGTTGATCAGAGCGGTGGGGTCTCCGTCGTCGGCGGCCTGCGCGATGGCGTCGGCCAGCCTGCCCATGTCAGCTCTCCGGCTCGGCGGGGGGCTCGTCGCCGGTGCGCCCGGTGAGCGCCTCGAACATGGCCTGCGCCATCGCCTCGGCCTCCTCGCGGGTCGGCGGGCGGCCTTCCGGCCCGGCCACGTGCACCTGCGCGGCGCCCTGCTTGTCGTCAGTCACGGGGCAGCCCGGACGGGTCGGCGTTCTGCTCGGCCAGCCAGCGGTCCCAGTCGGGGTCGTAGGGCTGGCCGGTCAGGTCGGCGTCGCGCTTGAGGAACGCGACCTCGTCCTCCAGCTCCTGCCCGACCAGCGGCAGCGGCGCGTCGGGACCGGCGTAGGGGTTCAGCGGCGTACTCACAGCCCACCCCCCACGGCGTACCAGGCCACGGCCTGCATCGCGTTGGGCGAGACGCCCAGCGAGTCGGCGGCGATCCGGGTCTGCTCCACGAACCAAGGATACGTGCCGTACGTATAGCCCTCGGCCTTCGCGGCCGGGCCGGACTGGAAGAAGGTCTGCGGGTCGCGGGTGGCCTTGATCGCGGCGGCCATGTTGGCCTTGTCGGTGTAGGGCTTGGCCGGGTCGTAGCCGTAGGACGCGGCGCGGCCGTCGGTGCGGGCCAGGTCGCGGTCGGCCCACTGGGCCAGCGAGTAGTCGTAGGACGTGCCGCCGACCTTGGCGGTGATCGGGGTGTCGCCCAGCATGGCCCGGTAGTGCCAGGTGTCGACGGTGACGAACCGGTCGTCGTCGGGGTGCAGCAGGTTGTTCACGAAGCTGCGCTGCTTGGGCCCGAGCACGGCCTCGTCCACGGTCTCCTCGCCGCGGTAGATGCGGGTCGCCGAGACGATGTAGGACATGTTCTTGTGCTTGGGCAGGTCCGGCGTCACGGATGCCGCCAGGTCGGCGGGCAGCTCGCTCGGCCGGTAGGTGCCGGGGGTGATCTCCGGGTGCGGCACCATGTCGGTGCCCCGGCGCTTGCCCGTCCAGGCGTTGTAGTTGTCCAGCCGCTCCTGGGTCAGCTCGAACGGCGCGTCGGCGTGCAGCTTGGCCGCGATGCCCTCGGCCAGGTCCTTGTTCTCGACCCACCGCTTCTGGGCCGACGTGACGGCCACCATGCCGGTGAGCTGCTCGGGGCTGATGTCGTAGCGGGCCGCCCGGTCGGCGATGTCGGCGCCCTCCTCGGCGTACCAGGTGGCGCGGGCGGCGTCGCCCTCGCGGTAGGTCTGCAGGAGGTTGGCCTGGGCGTGCCGCGACAGCTCCTCGTCGGACTGGCCGGTCAGGCCCTGCAGCTTGGCGTGGATCTTGGTCTGGAGGCCGGGGGACAGGTCGGTCAGCGCCGGGACCGGGGCGGGACTTTTGGGCGCGCTGGGACCAGCGACGCCGTCACCCCACTTCCCGTTGGGGTCGCGGGGCTGGTGGGGGTTGTAGTGGGGCTTGCCGACCAGCCGCTGGGACCGACCGGCGTCGCCGGTGCCGCCGGTCGAGATGTACTCGCCGGTGCCCAGGTCGAAGATCCCCTCTTGGTTGCGCTCCTGCCCGAGCTTGATCGCGGCCTCGCGGTCGGGGACCAGCTCGGTCAGCTCGACCATGTAGGCGTCGCGGTCCTCGGAGTACCAGCCGCCCAGCACCGCGCCCCGGCCCAGCTCCTCGCCGTGCGCCATGATCACGTCGGACACGCCGCGGACGAACTCGTCGCGGTCGACGTTCTGCCCCTGCCCGACCAGCCGCTCGGTGCCGGGCACGGCCACGGCCACGGCCTGCACGTCGCCGACGTTGATCAGGCCGCCCTTGGCCGGGTCGAAGGTGAACCCGCCGAAGTCGTGGATGCTCTTGATCAACGTGTCGCCGGTCTCGCCGGTGAGGGGCTTGGGCGCGCCGCCCTCGCCGAGCAGCACGGGCGCCTTCCCGGAGTTGTCGTAGAGCGACCAGTGATCGAAGTCGTTCGCGGTGCGCAGCGCGTCGAACACCTCGCGGTTGGCCGAGGACGCCGTGGACGACTCGTTCTTGCGGATGATCGCCGGGGGGACGTACCGGCCGCCGGGGCCCTTCCCGTTGCGGTAGTCCTCCATGCCGCGCCGGTGCCGGGCCAGCGCCCGTTCCACCGAGGTCTCGACCGGGATGTCGACGAACACCGCCGACAGGTCGTCGTACCCGGCCGCGCGCATCTCCTGCACCCGGCGCTCGACGGACCCGCGGGAGGCCATGGTGATGTCCCAGATGACGTTCTTCCGCTCGGCGTACGCGCGCTTGGCCAGCAGGCTGGCGATGTGCGAGGACTCCTCGTGGACCAGGGCGGCGGTCTCCATCGGGGACAGCCCCTCGACCTTGGGGATCATCCCGCGGGCGGCCATCTCCTCTTTGATGTCGTCGGGGTTGAGGGTGAGGTACTGGCTCTGGTCGACCCCGGCGTAGGTCTTGAGGACGGTCGACTTGCCCGCCCCGCCGAGCCCTCCGGCGATCACGACCTTGCCGTCGTCGGGGGCGTCCGCGGCCTGCGCGAACAGGTCGTTGACGATCTCTTTGTGCAGCCGGGCCCGGGCGGGGTCCCACACGCCGCGGTCGAGGTCGAGGGCGTAGCGGGAGTCGGTGGCCTCGCCGCCCTTGAGCGCGGCAGTGATCTTGGACTCGATGACCTTGGTGTGGGCCTCGTACTCGGCGTCGGTCAGCGGGGCCTTCTTCCCGCCGCCGGTGATCTTCTTGGCGCCGCCGATGCTGATGCTGGGCCCGGGGATGCCGTCGCCCCACTTGCCGTCGGGGTCGCGGGGCTGGTTGGGGTTGAAATCGCGGGCGGGCGGCGGCACGGCCGGGGCGGCGGCGGGGTCGGGCGCGGGAGTCCCGGCGGGCTGGCGCTGCACGGAGAACAGGCCGCTGTGCTCCAGGAGGTCCTCGTCCCCGGCGATCAGCGCGGCCCGGGCGGACTCGGGGGTGTGCCCGGAGTCGATGTAGGTCCGCAGGGTCGAGGCGCGCTGGGCCTGGATGGCGGTGGCGTCGGTCTCGTCCTCGCGCAGGAACGGCACGCCCCGGGCGTCGTAGTGCAGGCGGGAGCCGTTGGGCGGGCGGACGAGCCGGGAGAAGCTGCCCGCGCAGTTTTGCCACAGGGGGTGCATGGTGCCGTCGGCGAACCGGCGCCTGGCCTGGGCATAGTTACTGTACGTAGCGGACTCTAAACCCTCCGACAACCCCACGATGATGGGCGGCACCCCGGCGGCGGCGGCGATGCGCGTCTCACCGTGGCCCTGAATCGTCTTGAAATCCATTTGCTTGAAATCGGCGCCGATCACCCGGACATCCGCCCCGCCGCCGAGATAGAGCGTCTTATAAGCATTCTCGACGCCGCGATGCGACAGATCCATCTTATCCTTGAATGCCTTGAACGCCTCCAGGGAAATGTCTTTGTCGAGGCTCACCGACAGATTCGGAGTTGCGGCATTCTGGAAAAAGCGCGACTTATGCGATCCCATCAGCCGGTCGGAAAGGACCTCGGGAATCACCGACCGCAGCCACGACTGACCGCGGTACCAGGCCAGCGGGTCGGGGTCGGGCGCGAAGTGGGCGACCTCGTCGGTGGTGAACACGGCCGGGTCGGCCCCGGCGTACCGGCCGCCCTCCCAGTACACGTACCCGATGCGCCGGGACCCGACCTGCGAGCCGCGGTGCATGCGCGGGGCCAGGGCGATCTCGACCCAGTCGGGGCGCAGCCGCACCAGGTCGCCGCCGAGCAGCGCCCAGTAGGCGTTCCCGGCCAGGTCGACGTCCTGGATGGTGCGGGCGAGCAGGTCCTGGGTGGTCGAGCCGGGCCCCCACGGCGACTCCAACTGGGCCAGCGACGGGTCGCCCCACAGCTCGGACGGGCGGCCCTTGCGGAACATCTGGTACTGGAACCGCACCGCGGAGAACACCAACTGCCGGACGGCGGTGCAGGCGTACACGACCCCGTTGGTGGCGCGCAGCTCGGTCGCGTAGGCGACGAGATCGTTCCCGATCGGCTCGACCGACTCCCCGGGCAGCGTCTGGGTCAGCCCGGTGGTGGCGTAGGGCGCACCGCCGAAACTGAAACTGGTCATCATCTGCGACCAGGTCTCCAGCGACAGCGCCGGGCCGGGCGCCTGCCGGGTCAGTCCCCGGGTCAGTGCCCGCAGCAGAGAGGCCACCGTGCTACCCCCCGCCCTCGTTGTCGGTCAGCTCGGACAGGCCCAGCGCGAGGATCAGCACCCCGCCGCTCAGCAGGGCGGCGGGCAGCCCCAGCCACAGCGCGAACCCGGCGACGATCAGCACGGAGCCGAGCAGTGCGGCGACGGCGCCGGGCAGGGTCACGCCCAGTCCGCCCACGGCTCGACGGCGGTCGCCTCGTGCTCCAGCAGGTGGTGATGGGCCAGGGTGGCGGCCACGACGGAGCGGATGTCGGTCGAGGACCGGCGCCGGGCCCAGGCCCACGCGCCGTCGCCGATGTCGCGCCGCTGCGCGCCGAGCGCGGCCCGGTTGAGCGCGGGCTGGTCGCGGTGGCGGATCTTGCCCTGGACCACGGCGTCGTAGAACTCGCCGCAG